TCCGATCTCGTAGCGGGGCCTGCACCGCTGGTCATATGCATAGCAATGTTGTCTTCAATGGCCTTGGCTATGCCGTTGGCCGCTTCGCCAAATTTGACATCCCCTTCCTTATAGGCTTGAGAGGCTTTGCCGCGCAGGTTCTGGATGGCGTCTACAGCATCTTTGCCGGTGAAGTTGCGCACGTTGTGCGCGTTCACCAAGTCCAAGATGTCCTGCCGGGTGTTGGCCGGAATAGAGCTTTTTGCGCCACCCTGGTTTAAGGCAATATCGGCCAGGGTGCCGCCGTAGATGTTATCCGTTGGCATCTTGGTTAGGGCACGCGCAGGGCCGTAGGCATTCTCCGAGGTATCCGCAATCAATTTCTGCAGGTTATCGGCACTCAGCGGCGTGCCCTCCGGCAGTCCAGCGGCCTTGGCCGCCAACTTGTTGGTGAGTTCCTGGTTGCGCGCCTCGGCAATCTTGTTCACCTGGTTGCTTCCGGCAAAGGTCTGCAGAATGTTCCCCAAAGGGGAACTGCCTGCCTCCTTCGGAGGCACTACGTACCCGGCTTTTTGGGCATTCTGCAAGGCTTGCTGCTGCGCGGTGAGCTGCGCCGGGGCATCGTAGAGGGCCTGCGCGCCGCCGCCCAGGGCCTTTGCACCTTGGATGCCTTGGGTAATCTCACCCATGACAGGATCGGCGAAGCCGAACCCCATGCGGGTAACCGCCTGTACGGCGCGCTCCGTGTCGTTCTCCGGCTGTGGTAGGTACTTGTCAACAAGCTGGTTGATAGTGGAGGACACGGGCGCAAGATGAGTGCCCGCCACCGCGTTGACTCCGGCGTTGAGGGCGTCTCCCACGGCACCTACGGTGCCGCTCATGCCTTGAATGCCCGCACGGGCCGTCAGGCCCAACTGCCGCATGAACTCTTCCCCTATGGGGCGCGAAGTCGCCCCAGCCGGGGACCCTGTGGACGCAGAACTGGTAGTAGAAGCGGTGCTGCTTCCCCCCGGCGGGGCCTTCATTAGACTACTGAGTTGGGATAATTGTTCCTCAGTAGGGTTGTCTGGCATGTTGACCATTTCGCCGGTCGGCATCTTTACGAGTGGCATTATTTTCTCTTTCCACTGTGCTTGGCTAGGTAGTCATCCAACGACATAGCGCTGCCGCCTTGCGGGGTAGCGCCTTGCGCAGCGGAGACGTTCGGAGAACTCGCATTGCCATACAACGTGTTGTACTGGTCCGTGAAGTTCTGCTTTGAGGTTTGCGCGAAGTTTTTGATGTTGGCAAGAGCCTTGCGCATAGACTCTTCGGTTTGCGCGCCGCGCAAGTCTGCGATGTAACCTTCCAAGCGAGCGCCTTCTCGATCCGATAACTGACCAAAGCCGCTGCTGCCATTGGCGCTGGACTTCTTCAAGTCGGCTAAGGTGCCGATCACCAGTTTGTTCTTCAGGGTATCCAGTAATGCTGCTGCATCTGCTCCCTGCGTGCCCGGAATCTTGCCCATACCAAGCGCGCCCCTAATGCCGGTATTAAGGGACAAGCCAGGGTGCTGAAGTAACTCATCTACATTCTGAGAAAGGCGGTCAAAGTTACCTGTCATGCTCTTGTATTCCATGGTGGCGTTGGCTTGACCTTCATTGCGCTTAGCCTCTGTAGTCTGCATTTCTTGGCCGGTTTTAGCTACGTCGGCTTGCGTGCGCTGCGTGTTGTTGGCGGCATTCTGACGCTCAAGCGCAAGTCGTTGCTGCTCAAGTTGCATCTGCGGTGTTTGCGCCGGGTCTTGTGTCATGCCCACCACTGGCGTGCCGCCTGCGCGGGCAATTTCCCGCTGCAATGCGGCGCGGTTGCTCGGATCGGTTTCCTTCGCCAACTCGTCTTGGAATATCTGCACACGGTCACTGCCTGCGTTTCCGCCTTTAGTGAGCGTCGGTGTCGGGCCGCCAACGGAAGCCGGGTTGTTGTTGATGGCTTGCCAATTGGCGGGCGCGGCCATTGGGTTGGCCGGTGCAGTTTGTGTTGGTGCTGCTTGTGCAGGAGCAGCGCCGGAATATCGTTGAGGTAGTTGGCCGGAAGATTGGTATTGTTGCCATTCCGTGGGCGATAGCGTCATCTTTTGGCCGTTAGACACCGGGATTTCCACTTGTCCGTATTGGCCCTTAATGCCGTTCTCCAGTCCGTACACTTGCGCCATAGCTGCCAAGCTACCCGGAGCAATGCTGACGCCGCCGTCCGGCGTGCGCATATAGACCATGCCATTCTGAGACACAATGGGCTTGGTGGCGTCTTGAATGAGGCTGCCCGCGCCCTTTATATCGCCGCCAAGCCCATTGTGTCTCAGAATGGGGGGATCGACTCCAGGCGGCAGATTAAACAGCCCTGTGCCGCCCTGTACACTACCTGCGGGTGATCCTTGCGCTCCCTGTGCAGCTTGGCCTCCAGGAAGCACACCCATACCGCCGAGAAGACCCTCTGTCATGTCCTGGTTGCGCTTGGCGACTTGGCCCTGCACATCATGCAGCACGCCTTCGGCTTCGGCGTTCTTGGCCTGTGCAGCCCACAGCGGCTGCTGCGCTTTTAGTTGATCCTCCGCGATTTTGGCGCGGCGCGCTTCTGCGTCGGATTGGGCTTGCAGGTGCTTGGCTTGTGCGGATTGGAACTGGCCAGCAAGCGCAGTCTGTAAAGCGGAACCCCACGGGTTGGGGCTGTTGCTGGAGCCAAGCAAGGACAGCCCGAACTGGAATGCAGGGTTATTTAATAAAGCACTGAACCTTTCGCTGAAGTCTCCTGTCGAAGGAGAGCCCCCGGCAGGGGGTGTGGGCTGCGCAGTGGCCGGTTGCGCTGGCTGAGACGGCTGGATATTGGGCGTGACGGTTTGGCCGTATAGGCCACTGCCAAGCGGCATATTTCCCGGGGCCTCCTGCGGAAGGTCATACATGCCGGTGCCCAGCTTCATTTTTGGCGGGCGCAGCGTGGGCGTCACCCCTCCCATTAGCGATTGCACCAGCGGTAACTGGTTAGGGTCTTGGCCGTCCATGCCGAACAGGCCGCTTCCAAGTGGCATTCTTAACATGTTAGTTCCTTATCCGAAGAGGCCGCCCAGCGCGCCGATGCCCGCGCCTACCATACCGCCAATGCCCGGCATGATGGCGTTGCCCAGCATGAAGCCGCCCAAGCCCCCGCCGATTGTGCCGGTCAGCTTGTTGTAGGGCTGCTGCGCGCTGCCATTTTGCGACGTGGAGCTGGTACCGTAGCCTGATGCGCCCTGCAGCAGCGTGCTGTACGCTTGCAGCTTCTTCAGCGGGTCGTCCACGCCTTGCTGCAGAATGTCTCGCTGTTGCCCGCCGATGGCGGTCAAGGCGTTGGCGTTATTGAATCCATACTGCTGCTGTGCGGCTTGCAGCACAGGCGCAAACTGCGCCGCTTGCAATTGCAAAGTAGGGCTTTGCATCCACATCTGCCGCTGGCCGCCACGCTCAGCCTCGAAGGCGTTGTATTGGCGGGAGCGCTCGGCCTCGTAGGCGTTGGCCATTAGGCCCTGCTCCATGTTGAAAGCATTGCCGCGGATGTTGGAGGTAATATCGCCCAGCTTTCCTGCCAGGGTGTTGGCCTCCTGGTCGAAGGCCGCCACGTGCGCGCCGCTGCCTGTGCGACCTGCCATGCTGAATTGGCTGGCGAGCGCCGGGGCAATGGAGTTCTGGAAGTTGCGCACCACATCGTTGCTGGCCGCATCCACCATCTTGTTTAGGTAGGGGTTACCCTGGTCAAGCATTTGACCGGAGGCGAAGATATTGTCCCCGTGCTTTAAGGCGTCGCCCATAGCCCAGGCATTATCCGTCAGCATTTGGCCGGATTGCACCGGGTTGCCGAAGGCGTATTGGCCGCTGGCGATGTTCTGCGCCGTGTTGCCCGCCTGCGTCATCAAGTTCCCGTAGGGATTGCCGCCCGCGACGCCACGCGCCGCGTTCCATCCGGCGTTCATGTCCGGGTTGGTGCCTACAGTGGTCGGCCCGCCATGGAACCAGTTGCCTGCGTTGGCGTAGAGGTCCAACAGGTTAGGTTGTACGCCTACCCAGGGATCAGATTTTTGTACTGTGGTTTGAGACGACTCTCCGCCTCCGCCCTTCTTGGACATTTTATTAACTCCCTTCCTTATTGAAAAACGGGAATTTCCCGCCATTCAACGCACGGCTTATGGACTTTACGTGTACGCCGAAATGGTTTGCGATATCGGCCATTTTCATTCCTTCTGCACGCATTGCATGTGCGCGCCGGAGGCCGTCAAACCCTATGCCGCGCTTTCCTGCTTTGGCTATATCCAACATGTTTTGTTGATGCGTACCTAAGTACAAATGATGCGGAGCAACGCATAAGGAATTGTGGCAAGTATGCAATACATGCAAGCCTTTTGGAATCTCTCCTTTGTGCAATATCCAAGAAATGCGCGCACCATTTTCTGTTTTCTTTCGGAAGGTGGCGCGGGGCAGTTCGTAATTGCAAACCATCTTGGTTTTTCCTAGCCATAACCAACACCCCGATGCAGGGCAAGGTTCAACGTATTCTTGAAAATCTTCAGGCGATCTTAAGGCGGGTTTCTTCATGTTTCCCAATTTCCTTATAAACAATGCTATGCATATGCTTGTACCCCAGCGGAGCGAGGCGCGGTACAAGGCCCCGACGTACGTGCGCCTCCATTACGGTGCAGCCTTGCGCTGCAGCCCACTTGTCCAGGGTTTCGTCGATGAGGCCCATCCACTCAGGGAAGTGACTACCCGCTATGGTGATGACAATGCAGTGCTTGCGCTGGGGGTAGAACACGATCTCGGTAATGGCCGCGCCAACTACGCGCTCGCCGGACTTTACTAGCCAGAGCTGCGCGTCACGTTCCATGCAGGACCTTTTAAGGTCCGTAGCGGCGATCTCCCCAGCGCTGTGGTCCAGGGCACGCTTAACGTAAGGCTCGGCCAAGTGCCACATGCGCTCCACGAGGAGCGCCGGAATGCCGCGTACAACGTAATCACTCATAGTTCTGCGTCCGCTTCAAAGTAGTCGGTGGCCGTGTAAGTAAAGTTCGTGTTCACGCTAGCTAAGCTGCCATTGCATAGAAGACGTGCGCCGTTGGGTGTTGCCAAGCCCACCGTGGGCGTCGAGACCATGTTGGTCATAGTAATGCCCGGCGTGACAGTGGCTACCGTGGGCGTTGTGCGCATGGGCACGGTAAAGGAAATGGGGTAGGAATAAACCGTGTTGGCCGTGTAGGTCGCCATGTTGAAGCCTGAGCCGGTAATGCCCCGCCAGTAGTAGCGCTGGCAACGGTCTAACTCATCCATGTAGTGCTTGAACTCCAGGTCGGTTGCCATAGTGCCTTCTTCAAGCTGGATGCCGGTGATCTTGAAGACGTTGCCTGCCGAAGCCAGGAAGTTCTGTTGCGAGGAAGTCGCAAGGGCGTTCGCGGCTGTCCAGTTGCCCGCGCCTGCTTGGTACGTAGAACCTATGCCAAAACCCCAGGAGACAATCAAGCCTGAGCCGCTGCTGTAGTCCCAGGTGCCGCTGGTAGTGGCCTCCGGGATGGTGACGGCAAAGCGCGCCCAGGTGTTGATGGCGCTGATGGTGTAGTTCTGCACAAACGCTGCATTAAGGCCGGAGTTGCGCATTGAGACGCAGTAGATGCCGCTGCGGTTGGTGTACGTCCAAAACGAGAGCACGTTCGGCTTATGTGCGATCTGCCGCCAGTCGTAACCCTCTACGACGTAGCGCAGATAGCCGAACTCACCGGCGGCAAGGGCGCTGTCTACGGCAGAGACGGAGATACATAGAGAGGACGTGAGAAACTGCCCGGCTTGCGCCACCGTCGGTACGTTGGCGGCGTTGGCGCTGCGCTCGGCGCGGGTAATTTTGACGGAGCAGGAAGCGGACTGCACCCAGGCAAAGCGGTCGGCGGTGTATGTGGTGGCGTTATTCGCCACCGCGGTGAAGCTGTTACCGCGCTGCCAAACATCCATGCACGAGTTGATGATGACGTTGCGCCGCCAGTTCATTTGCGGCTGCGAATTGTAGATGTTCGCGCCCACGCCTACTGCGATGGCGGACAACGAGGCCGTCAAGTCTGGGGTGTTGGGGTCTAAGCGCACCGACACGAACGTGGCAGAGACGCTATTGATGGTGCCGTACTTAATATTGGCCCCATCCCACATTTTCACACGGCGGCCGTAGTGAAAAGTGAGCACGTCCGCAGTGTTAAGGGAGAAAGAGGTAGCCGACAGATACGAAGGCGTAATGCCAGGGTCGAAGTACTGCGCATCTGAGAGGTACGTCCGAATGGACGCCATCATCTCCCGTGCGCAGTCGTTGATTGTGGAGGGCGCTTGTCCCTCCGGCCAGCCATCGGGGGGAGTAGCATTGTTGCTACCTGCGGTGGTACTCCATAGTCCGATTTTCATATTGTCACCCTAATATTGCATATCTGTAAGTGTGGTCAGCGTACGTCAGCACGCGATGTTCAATGGAGAACTCGCCAGCCTGCTGCCGTATTACCACGAGGTAACGCCATTCTACGGCGGCATGGGCCGTCATGGGCATGAATAAGATGGAGGACGTAGGCCCAGCACGCGCATCCACCACACGAGTCACGTTATCCCCGTTGGCCAGGGTAATTACGCCGGTGGAGGCCAGCTTGCCCTGGTTGGCGGCGCGCATCCAGTTCTGCGCAATACGCTGCCACGCGAAGTCGGGAGGCGGGGCACTTGTGAGCGCTACTCGTGCTGGGTCGGACTTGGTGCCTATGGAGCCATTTCCGTTGATAGTGCTTTGCATCTGCGCCAGGCGCTGCGGGTCTGATTTGGTGCCAATGGATGCCGTCGGAGACGGCAGGGGTGCGCCGTTGCCTAAGCCGGAGAAGTCTGGGGTGATGGTGGTAACCACATCAACGCCTCCCCGTGGGCACGGCTTTAACTTCTACGCCAATCAGGTGCAGGAAATCCGTGCTGGCGGCTGTAACCAAGCGCACGCGGAAGTAGCGCGCATCAACGCGGAACTGACAGAAACCCGTAGCGTTGGGGTAGGTTTGGATGCCGCCCACAGAGGCCGACTCGGTGAGGTTGTTGCGGTTCACAAGCATGACGCTGGTGGAGGCCGACAAGCCGTCCGCCGCCGGGCGTACTTCCTCTATTTGGCAGCGGCTGTCCGGGAAGAGTTGGAACTCGCCGGTTTCAATGGTGGCTGCCATGGCGCTACCGTTGAAGCGCTGCAGTTGATGCGACGAGTTGAACGCCCCGTTGACGAACTGGCCGCCTTGCCACTGCGTGCTGTCCAGGCTCACGGGGATAGCGTCTATGCTCGAGTAAAGCGCGTCCAGGCCATCCATTGTGTACCCGGTGGTGACGCTGGGGAGCAACACCTCTATATTCAGTCCTTCGACAATGGCCCAGCGGTCGTAGGCCCAAGAGTAGAGGATGAGCTTGTCGGGGTTGCCGCCGCTGTTGGAGCCGGAAGGGTATGCCCACATGATGAGCTTGTTTGGGGCGTCCACGAAGCCATAGATGCGCGCTGCGTTGGCTGAAGCCAAGTCATCGAAGAAGAACCTGTCCACCTTGCCACGGCCTATCCCCCTGACTGTGGAGCCGTCGAAAGCATAAAAGCCATCTTCTGCGAGGAAGTAGACATCGTTCTGATAGCGGACTGCGGACTGCGGAGCGTAGGCCCCGATTTGAGCGTGGACTTTATCGAACTGGAAGACAAGAGGGCTTCCAACGAAGAGCATTCGCCATACGGATTTTTGCTGTAACACGACGCCATATTCACCACCTAACACTTTCTGTACTGGGCCACCCTCCGAGGGAAGGTCTTGGAAGTCCGCCATGGTGGCAGCGTCCACCGTCCACGAATACGGATTGTTGATGGCTGACCAGCGCACGCGGTACACGTTGAGGGCGCTGTCGCTGATGTTGCCCGCCACAACGAAGTCCTTCATCACACAGACGTGCTTGGCTTTGACGCCTACGGAGAGGTTGGCGAAGGTAGCGCCGCCTAGGGTGATGACTTGCGGGCTGTCGTTGTAGCCGTTGACGCCGATAACGGTGTTGCCCCAGTTGACGAACTCCCAGAAGTCGTCTGTGGCTGTGGTGTAGTTGCCGCCGGAGGCGCGGGTGACGTTGGTGAAGGAGGTCGCTACCAGCGAGTAGAGCTTACTGGCATCGCCAACGTAGTTGTAATTATTACCTGCTCCGTCAGTAGCAACAATGCCACCCAAGCAGCGCCCGGACACACCAGTGGCAAAAGTGACCAGAGAGGGAAAGGGCCTATAACTGTTGGCGTCGGGAATGACGTTTGTGGCCGTGACAACGCCCCGTAACCCGGTTGGTGGTTGGTCTGGTAGCCATTCGCCAAAGGGTACGGGGACATATTCCGGCGTGTGCTTGTCACCGAATGCCATGCGTCATCAGTTGTTTTGCTGCCCGCCGTTCTTCTGGCTGCCGAAGACGGTACCAATACCGCCCAGGTTTGGTAGTTGCGAGTCGGGCGTCTTGGGCAATTGGCTGTGGTTCTGGCCCACCACGCCGGGGTCTTGGTTGACCATCAGGCGGATGTCGTTGCCCACCTTGAGCTGGTTGTAAGCTTCCAACTCCCATTGCTTGTGCGACTGGATCTGCGAAACGTCTGTTACGCGCAACACATTCGCCAGCATGTCAGCAGTAGCGTGGTGGACGATCAAGTCTTCTGCGGCGCTGCACCAGTCGTTCGTGTCCGTGTCAGCGGACAGTGCAGGCAAGGAGTGCGTGTAGTAGACCGTTAGCGAGGTGGCGCTGGCGGGCTTGGGCGTGAAGTACAGCGTGTTGCGGAAGTAGGCAATTTCGGCGGGGATGCCGGATTGCGCGCCCGCGAACGCAGCTTGGTTCTTGTAAGAGACGCGATCAAAGTTGCGAATCGAGACGTTGTAATCCGTAGAGGCATCGCGCACCGTCACGTAATCCAACGCCAGGAAGTCGGCAGGCACGGCTACGGTGACGGAGGTGCTGCCTACGGCGATGGCGGTGGCCGTCATATTGAACCAGAAGCGGTTCTTTTCGTAGTGCTTGATGGCGCGAATGATAGCGCGCTTGGTCTCGTTGGTGAGATCGGTGCGGTTTAAATAGTCGAGGTTGATGCGGTCTTGCAAATCCCTGAAGGTGGTAGCCATAGCGTCGCCCTATTCTTAGAAGGTTGTGGGGCGCAAGCGCCCGTGAAAGCGTGTGGTGTTGCGCAAGTTTAACTCTTTCATAGCCATTTGCAACATTGATTGGTGGTAGGGAACTCGCGTTCTGTCAAGTACCGGCACAACAATTACCGACATGAGCATTTCCAGCGTGGCGGCATGCGCAATCAGGTTCTGCGCCTCGTTTGTCCAGGCGTTGGAATCGCTATCTGCCGATAGCGTCGGCAGGCTCTTGACGTAGTAAACCATAGCCGGGTAGGCGCTATCGGGAATGAGCGCTAGCTCAAAGCGGTCGCCTCGGTAATGGTAATGCGTAGGTACCGAAGTGGCGGAGATGGCATTCATGGTACGGATGCCCTCGAAAGACTCTTCTTTGAGCCGATTCCAGCCGCCGCTGTCGCTGATCTCCAGGCGGTCGAGGTAGAGAAAATCTGAGGGAACGGAAATGTAGGTTTGGCCCGCGGAGCAGGCTACGGAGGTTTGCGCCTCATTGAACCAGAAGCGCGAACCCTCATAGCACTTTATTGTATTGTTGATAGCACGCTTGACCTCGGGGATGAGATCAAACCTGTTCAGGTAATCCAGCGCTATCCGGTCTATCACATCCTTGTACGTCGCCATGCTCGTTTCCTCCTACCGGCATGGTATAGACCCTGTTGTCCGTGGTCAACGCATTGGCTGCTTCGGCCCGCCATTCCTGTGAAAACTCGCAGAATTGGTAATCCGCAAACCAAGGTCCGCCCATGGTGAAATGGACTAGCTTTGCCTCTGGGTTGTGCCCGTACTCCCCCACAAGATGATTCCACTCACGTGGCAGGGAACCTACATTGTGGGTCCATTTAAATTGATGCAAATCTGATGGGTTTGCTGCGTTGACGTACTGGGGTACCAAAGAACGCACAGGGTATCTGTGACCGTTGAAGACCATAAGGCTTGACCAGTTCTTTTTGGGGTAAGCGGCTTGGTAGTGCCCGAGGAACTTGTATCCGGTTTTGGGGATGTAGTCATGCTGTACGACGAATACGTCAGTGTAAGGGTCGGCTAAGGCGATGTCTTCAAGTTCGCAAATGTCGGCTCGCATAAGCATGTCGCAGTCACAAAAGATGCTGACTCCCTCAAAGCCTGCCAGCCAGGGAGTAAGGAATCGCGTAATGCTGAACTCGGTAGACTCCGTAGGACCTCGTTCTCGGGTATACGCGCCCATCTGCCGCAGTTGGGGCAAATATAAAGGAGTGATGCTGACAGGCCGGGAGGCCCGTCGCATGATGGAGTGACTGAGGACATGATAGGCAACGGCTTCGTGAGGATCGTATCCAATTATGACCTGCAACGGACGTCTGCTCATTCAGCAGCCTCACGCGGAGTCATTATTGCAGTGAACTCGCCCTTGCCGACTTGGTAGGATGTGAGGTCGAAGCGGGCGAGAAGCTTTTCGAGCCACCAGCGCGGGCTTTCTTGGATGAGATGGGCGTTCCTTCCGTCGGGGAGAAACTTGGAGGCGGCTCGTGTAGCGACGTTGAGGAAGCACATTTGCTCGGTAAGCCCGGCCAAGTCGTCCAGTACCGCGTCCACGCATTCTGGCTCAATATGCTCAAGTACATCTGTGCATACAACGATGACAGCCGGAGTAGGTCGTTTTGAATATTCAGGAATACAGGGATCATAGTTTTGAATAGGGAATGGAATACCTTTTTGAAGACGCGCCTTGCCTGCGCCGTAATCGAGAATACTTCTCGTTTGCAGCTTCTTGGCAGCGTCCAGGATCATATCGCACCAGCGGGAACTTGAGGTGCCGTAATCGGGACGATCCTCGTGGAACTTTTGCTGGAGGGCTTGGTATTCGGGGGTAATGAGGGTCATTTTTTAAGCGGGCAAACTTGTTGGGAATCGCACCAATCCATCCAATGTCGGAGGTGGTCCTCCACCAACTTCATAGTGCCGTCAAAATCTTCATGAAACATACTGGAGGGATACATCATCTCCAGGTCTTTCCCGGAGGGGCGCTTGAGCCTAAACACAACCACGTTGGAGTTGGCAAGCTGGCCCCGCACCTGCGAAGCCAAATTACTCATTTGCCTTTCCTACCTTTCGCCGCCATGCTGCCCATCTTTTTGGCTCCGTATTTGGCTCGGCCAATCTTGGCGGCCACCGCATCGGCTTCCTGCTTGCTATAGCCGGGTTCCTTCGCGATCTTGTCAGAGAGCGCCTTAAAGCGCCCGCCGCTGCCTAACTTTGGTTTAGCCATGTCAGCACATCCCCTTCTTGCTGCCTTTAGGAGCAATACCCTTATTGACAGCAGGGGTGGAAGGCGCGGGCTTGTTGCTCACGAACGGAGGCGTGATGCCTACGGACTTGTGGCCGGAGGGCGCAGTAAACGGCTTGGGTTTCTGGGTGAAAGCAGGTTTCTTAGCCATGATTAAGTCCTTCAAGTAGTGATGTGAGGTTATCCGCCACTTCGGCTACAACAGGCGTCCAGTCTACTGTACCCGGTTGCTGCCTAAATAGCGTTATGCTGTTAAACCACGGTGTTGTATCTAAGTCAAGTCTGTAACGCCATGCAGGTCTTGATGGAGTCATTACCCAGGTAGGAACTCCCATAGAACCAGCAAGCCACACAACAGAAGTGCAAACGGTGATAACCAAATCGAGGTTCGCCACCAACCCCGCCGTGTCGTCATAGTTCGGGCTGTGCGTGGCTTCGGGCCAATGGTGGATGTCAATGCCGTGTTTTTCTTTGAAGGCTGCAATTTCTTGTTCGCAGTTGGTGTATTGGAGACTGATCCAGTTGACGTCTTGCCGCAGTAGGGGCAACAAGGCCTCAAGGCTAAGAGAGCGAACTTCGACTCGGGTTCGCTTATGTCCACCCACCCATGAGATACCGATGTTAGGCTTGCGTGGCAAGTTGTGCAGACGTTCGTTCCACTTGAGTTCTGCAGCTGCGGATGGCTTGATATAAGGCGTGCCAGGAAAAGCCTCAAGATTGGGTCGGAAGAATCGGGGCACGTCTCCGAGGGCGATTTTGGCGTCAAACTCGTATCGTTGGGTTCCATCTTGTTTCAGCGGCCACGTAAGGATTTCGTCTTCCCGCGTCGGGTAGATGTCAATGTTGGGGAAGGAGTTGCAAAACAGCGTGTGAAGCTTTTTGTGGCACTCAAAAACTGTATCAGGGCATGCACGGAGTAAATCGGGTAAGCATGATGCGAATAAAATTTCATCCCCAATTCCTTGCTCGCCATAGACGACAAGGCGCTTACCGGGCGTCCCATCCCAGTAGGGTAGCGGATCGCGTGTGTAATTACGATCCATGCGGACATTAGCTTTAAGTCCCCACTGATATTCCGGCCAACCTCGTCCATAATCTCCCATCTCAAGGTAGGCCAGAGCTCGGTTCCAGTGAGCTTGCGCGTGATCTGGTTGCACTTCAATTGCTGCATCCAGATGGGTGAGGGCTTCCTCAGGTTTTCCCTCATTAATGTAGAGCGTGCCAAGGTTGTTTTGGATGTCAGAGTTGATGGGCAAACCTTCCTGCGCTTGTTGGAACATCGCCCGCGCCACAGGCACGTTGTTCTCATGCTTGTAGCAGGTACCCAAGGCATTCAGGATTTCACTGCGCTTAATCTTCAGGAAGTCATCTAACTGGTTGGCCTTCTCCGCCTTGGGGATGATGCCCACGCGCTTGAAGCCCTCAATCATGTTATCCATGTTGTCGAGAGCATACTTAAGCAGCCGATGCGCTAGGCCGTTCTTCTCGGCCACCGCATAGTTCATCCCCAGGGCGGCGTGGATAACCGGGTTATCAAACTGCTCATTTAGCAGCTCCAGGTAAATGCGCTCGGCTTCCTTACGCTGCCCGGCTTTCTCAAGCTCGGTGGCTTCATAGAAGGGGTTGTTGACTTTCTTGGGGGCGGGATTGGCTGCAGGGGTGACTAAGCGCTTGGCGGCTTCGTCGAGGAATAGCTGAATGTCGGCCATGCTAACCTGTTTGAGAGTTACCCATCACGGGCGGAAGAGGAACCGCTATTTTAACATTTGGTACAGGCAAGAAAAAGCCCGCCTTGTGAGCGGGCTTAAACCAACGTGAGGGCGTCGGTGAGTCGCAGCTTGAGCCATCTATGAGATGACACACGCATTATAACCTATGAGTACACGATGCAGATGCTGCCAGAAGCCGTGCCCAACTTTTGGATGCGCGCCACAATACCCAATTCAAAGTCAATTTCTATCGGCATGACCTGCCCAGCCGTGAACCGCTGCGCCACGCGGGGCGTGGAGACAGAGGTTGTCGGGCTGTCAAAAAGCTGCACGAACACGTCGATGGCGGAGTTGCCGGAGTAGTCGCAACCTACGATCAGGCGATGCACCGTACCCGGACCGGGCTTGATTTGCACAGTCTGAGTGGTGGCGGTCGCCTGAAAGGTTACACCGGCGTTAAGTACGGGATGCGTCATTGTCAATTACTCACAGAAAAGTCGATAACAACTTCGCCTAAAGGCCCGTTTACCGGGCCTGCACTGCTGCCATGACTTTGAACTTCATCATCAACATACAGCGTATTTAGGTCACTATCACAAGCAACAAGAGTGTAGGGCATTATTTACCGTCCAAGGTGTAGCGCAAGGACAGGCGCAGGCCACCACTTGCCCCGGCAGCGGAAATAGCCGTCACCTTCAAGTCAATGGTGTCCTCCGCGCTGTAGGAGTAGCCGTAACCAGTAGAGCGCATTGCGGTGGAAACGGCTGTGCCGGACAGGAGAACAGTTGTCGCCAGCGCAGATGCACTGTTGCCGTCGCCAATGTCGAAAGTAATCACGCCGCTGTGTGTGGTTGGCACGTCAATCATGCCAAGCGCAAAGCTGAGAATCTGCGCGCCAGCCGGAACTTTCACCATTTGAATAACGTCGCCAGCAGACAACGCAGTAGTCATAGTAAAGTCCACAACGCGGGTAATGTCCCCGTTGATTGCGAAGCGTGCAGGAACCCCGGCTTCCGCTGCGGTAGCAGTATAAGTTGCCATGTTAGTTCCCCTTAGTTAGAAGTATGCGGAGCAGCGTACGTACGCACCGCAATTGTGGCGAAGTCGGAGCCGTTGTAGACCATCTTCTTCATGCCAGCCATGCAGCCGGCCGCCACACCGAATTGATTTTCGTAGTCGAAGTAGTCCTCTACCCACTGGTAGCGCTCCGGTCCGTTGTCACGTCCGAAGGCCATGCCCACAGCTTGCGCGCCACACATAACAGCTTGGCGCACTACGTTGCCGGTAGCACTGCCAGAGCTAGAGAATGCGGGTACACGATTAGAAGCGTGCAGGATAACGCCGTTGTACTCGCCCAGCGCGCCTGTGTAGATCGGGTTATTGCTGATTTGACCGCCTTGAATGGCTGCCTTCTGCAAGTCCGCCCACTGACCAGTGGAGACGTTGGTGCGCATGTCCGTCACTTGGTAGTGGTGCAAGAACATAACGTACTTCTCTTCGCCGTTAATCATGATCGGGCGGATCGGCACGGCCAAGGTCTTGGCCTTTTCGACTGCCACGTCAATCAGGGTCAGCGTAAATTTCTGCGTAGCGGTGTTGTCGAATGACCACGCGGTAGGAGCGCCGCTGCCGCCTGCGATAATCAGGTGGTCGCTGTCAGCAGCAATCGCGGATTGCATGCCGGTGTAGCGCGTATCGCTTTGGAAAGTGTTGCCGCAAATCTGGTTGAAGAACCATGTGTCAATGCGGTCAGCCCACCAGTCTTGGAGGCTCAAGCGGGCGTGCTCGCGCACGTCAAACGGAACCAGTTGGCGGCTAAAGCGGCCACCTTCGCGTACAGCGTGACGAAGCTGTTGGATGTACAGATCGTCGCTGTAGTAGTTCACGCGCTCTTCGTTGCCCTCAAGCGTGGCATCCCCAAGGATACCGTTGCCGGACAAGAGGCGACGCAGCGGAATACGAATACGGTCACCCGCACTCTTCTGGGTGTCGTCGTAAATCTGAATCAGCGAGTTGTCGTCTTTGCCCATGAACTTGAACACCCAAGTTTGCTTGAGTGCCTCCACGGACATCTTTTTTGACCACAGCTTGACGGCTAATGCATCACCTGTGGCGAAACTGGTAACAGCCATGATGTCTCCCTCCGCGCATACGCGGAATTGTTTTTCAAAGGATTGGGAACCATCACGGTTTCGCTTACTGCGACCCCACCATCACGGTCAGAGGCACATCAGAAAGCATCGAGCAACAGTAGGGCTATTGCGCGATTGTGATTCTGTTGTTGGATTTTGGAAATGTCAAGTTGTAACTGCGATGCGCGTTGCATTGCATCACGCAATTGCGCTGCATCCTGGGAATGCGCTGCAAGCAAAAGCGCCGCTTGCAGGGCCTGCTGCAATAGGAGTGTAGGATCGTACCCCTGCCCCCCGGCCCGGTCGCCGGACAGGATAACAGGTTCCTGCGGAATAGTCTGTTTGATTTCCTCTATAGGAAGTGAAACATCGATAGCCGCAGGCTTGGGGGCAAAGCGGCGTAGGTACCGCTCGCGCAATATCCAGAAGTCTTCGCCTACTCGCTCATAGGGCCTATTCCGCTTGCTTCCTTTGCCACTGCCTCCCGTAGTTAGGGGAGACGGTGCAGGCGGCGGGGGAGTAGGAGTAGGCGCACCCGTCCAATCCGAAGTTGTCCACGAATATTCCCAAAGAGCTAGCATGGTTTAGCTATGCAAAGCACGAACAACCACATCCGTATTGACGTTTTGGTTGTATACCGCACTGATTTGGTTGGAAGTAAATAGCGCCTCGAAGCGGGTAGGTGTACGTTGCGCCAACGCCGTAAGGTTTATCGTGCTAGCAGTACCCGAGCCAAACACAGCCACAAACCCGCTACGAATATTCGCATTAGTCGCGTCTATGGTACCGGGAGCTAGCATTGCAAGATACGTATTTTGCTTGGCTACAGTTAGCGCGGCAAAATCCGCCCACACAATAGCTGTATTTAGCTCTTCGGTAGTGATGTCAGATCGCCATATCGTACCGCTTGCGGAAGGGGAATTGTAATAAGTGACTATTGCTCCGATATCCCCTGCTGTAACATTAGCCGCTTGGTTAGCTAGGATATCGGCCTTAAAGGTGGCAAGCTGTGCGGGGTTAAGTACCATGGCAATTATGGTCTAGTAGTTGGTTTTGGTTCAATAAAGAACACAGAAAAGAAGTCTTCAACACTGATTATTCTCTGTACTAAGGCATCATCAGCCGTAGGAAGTACCGCAACGCCATAAATGGCATCTCTAGTAGCCATAGCGGCTACTCCAGAGAATGCCCCACTAGATGCCTGCGCGCCAATCGCTGCATTGCCTGCTGTGGATGACAGAGTTGTACTTCCCGTAGCGCTGCCATACACATTGCCGTTTAGGTAATATGTTATTTTGTTGGCGTTGCGTGTAGCCGCCACCACACAATTACCTGCAATGGCGGACAAGAAGCCCGCGCCCCCAACGCCTACGGCGCTATTGTTTTTAACGTTCCACTGTAGAACTTCCATTCCACTAGCAGAAACGTAAAATCCTTGTCCGCCATTTCTTTGGCACGCTAACCAAATGGTGGAGGAACCCGATTTTCGTATTGCTCCTATGATCGTGAACTGGTTTGTTTGCAGCGCCTGAATCTGTTTTGGCAAATTACAGTAACTTGCTTGCGCGCCATTGCCCAATGTAACACCGTACTTGCGCTGTCCTAACCTGGTTGCTGTGCCTAAAGACCAACTACCGCCTACGGTAAGATACCCGGGCTGCGCAGCATTAAACAAAATCTCACATCGCAAACCATCCTGCGACGGCAAAAGACCGGGCTTCAATTGTTTGATTTTCTTGCGCATCATTAACCCATTACGGAAGAAATTTCTGACGTTACCAAGGTTGCCGTAGTAAGAGCCACGCCCAAATCGTTCTTTATTACCAATTGAAACGCATACGGCATAAACCCTAACGTATTCGCCACACTGAAGAACCCTCTGTGAGTAATGCCCGTGGAGCTACTATTCACTGGAACAATGCCCAAGTAACGCAAATCAGGTTCATCTGTTGTAGTAGTCCCGCTTATGGGGCCAGAACGAAAGTTCGAGCCATCTAAGGATTCCTGAATAAACACCACTACCTGTTTATTGCCCGCAGGGGCATTAGTTGTACCTACACCAAGTTCCACAATAACGTCGTTAGGCTTGTTGGTATTGCAGGTGTAAATATCTGTTTGCACATACGTTGAACTGGCAAGCGTAGCCAATGCGGATACCGATAATGAAATCCGGCTTTGCACTGCCTGCTTTAGGATAGGTGTAAAACTAGTGACAGCCACTGTTACCGTGGCGCTGATAGCATTTATGAAGCCAATGTTTGCAGTTCCCGCGCCCAACGATACCGCACCTATATTTGCAGTACCCGCTGCATTTACCACAGTGACATTCGCACTGATATTGTTAATAGTACCAATGTTATTTGTGCCAGCCGCCAAAACGACAGCCGCGGAAATATTATTGATGGTACCTATGTTCGCAGTAGACGGGCCAAGAGAAACAGTGCCAGCAACAGTAACTGTTGCTGAGATGTTGTTAATAAACCCGATATTGGATGTACCAGCTCCTAAAGATACTGCACCAATGTTTGCGGTGCCAGCGGCGTTGACAACAGTGACATTCGCACTGATATTGTTAATCGTGCCAATGTTATTGCTACCCGCTGCAAGTACTACAGCCGCTGAGATATTGTTAATGGTGCCAATATTTGCTGTGGAAGGGCCTAACGAGACGGTTCCAGCAACCGTAACAGTTGCGCTGATGTTATTGACTGTAAACGGAGTCCCCACGGCCACA